CATTCCTGCAGGTTTTCGGGCTCAATTACGCCGAACTCCACATCGCGCTTTGCCATAGCCGCCCCTACGTCCTCTTCGCTGTCGGGCATTTTGATATCGGCCGCCGTCAGCGTGACGTCCGCGCTCAGCGCCTTCCCGTTGATCTTTCTCGCCAGCGGAACGAACAGCTTGCCGAGAGCCGCCTTAACATTCAACCACAGCAGCCGCTTGGCCTTGCCGCCGTCGGCGCTGTCCGCGATCATCACGCCGTCACCGTCGGCCGGTTCGGCCTTGGCGGTGATCTTGGTCGGGTCCGCCGCAGCAAGAGCCTCGTCGATCTTATCCCAGTTTTCATTTCTGGCTTCTACATTGTAGAAATCCTGCGGACTGTGCTTATTCAGTCCGTAGTTTGTCGTTTTACTCGCCATCCGGCAACACTTCCTCTCTAATTTCAAAATGCGTAAGCAAGGCAAGCTGTGCGTGCGTGAAGCGGTTCAGGTCAGCGTGCTGGTTGTACAGCAGTGACGTCGTGCAGACCATATTCGCAGGCACAATGTCGGCAAGCAGTTCTTCGACCGCCTGCTGATTACGCTTTGCGGTCAACGCGACTTTGACCGTCAGCGTGTACTTGCCGCCGTTCACCTCGAGCTTGTACCCATCCTCGCCGCAGAGTGTCGCGAGCTGCTGTCTGAGCCGCCGCACGGAAAACGGCAGCTGCGTGTTGATCCTGGTCAGCACCTTAAACCGGCGCTCGTCGAGCGTGTCGGTGTCCTGCGGCACAACACCGAAGATCTTCTCGTACCTCTGAATGGCGTACTCCCCTGCTGTGCTTAGAAACTGCGCATCGAGCACCGCATCAGCGGCATCATGCAGACGGTCAATCTCCGGCTGCTCGGTCTCACATAGCAGCGGGAACTCGTAGGTCGTGAGCAGGATCGGCGGCAGGTAGTCCTGTAATTTCTTCCTCACGTCGCACCTCCGATACTGCCGAGCCGCGGAATTTCGTCCGCTGCCAGCTCGATGTTCTTCGCGCTGCCGTTGACGATCGTGTCCTCCACGTCCACCACGCAGTCGAGTGCAAGCAGATGCGTCTCGATCTGCGAGATACGCACAACGGTCGTCGCACTGTCCGCCCAGACCTTCGCAAGCTCGGCAAAGTACATCTTGACCGCGCTCTCCACCTGCGACTGTGCGCTCGACCATGCCCAGCCGGTCGCGAAGGTGATATTGGTTGTGATAGCAATGTCGGCATACCTCGCACCGGCGACAGTCACGGTGTGCCCGATCGGCGCAAGGCCTAAGCCTTCGCCCTGATTGCCCTCGGGGTCAATAGCTGTCTGCACCTTGGAAATCAGTTCGGTACTCGGTGCGGTGAAGTCGGATGCAATGATGGTCAGCTTGACCGTACCGCCGCCGTTCCACACCGGATAAACCTTGACACCGCCAACACCTGTAATGGCGTTGACCTTCTCGCGGTAGTCCGCGACATTGCCGCCAAACGCTTCGCCGTCAATGCTGGCGTAATACTTCTCCCTCAAGGTGTCGGTCGTGTCGCCGTCCTCGGCCGGAATGAGCACCGCCGCAATCTGGGCGGTTTCCAGCCCGTTGACGGTCTGGATCGGCAGTAGCAGGCCGGTGTACTTGTTACCGACCGTGCCGAGCGTTTCGGCCTCCAGCTTGTAGTGACCCGCCGAGATCTTTTCTGTGATGGTGTAGTTCACCTCATCGCAGTTGAACCGCAGGCCCGCGGTCAGCTCCACGCTGGACGGGGTGAACACACCCTCGATAACAGCAGCCGTTTCACCCTGAATGGTTACACCGCGTTCCTTACAGCGCAGCATAAGGTACTGGAGCGACGCCGTATCAACAAATGTTTCATCCATCACGACGTCCAGTTCCATGTAGCATTTGACCAGTTCTGCGGCTGCCGGTGCAAGCGCATCGTAGATAATGCTGCCCTCGCGCTTATCGACCGTATCCGGCACGGATTCCAGCATACGGTTCATAATGTAGTCAAACGTCATTTCGTCCGAGTATCGTCCGATCATGCCGCTTCACCTCCAAACTCAAATTCGCTTTCCACGTCGCCCTCGGTCGTGGTTACCGTAAATTTCACAAGCAGATTGCGCTTGCCCTTGGTAAACGAGAACTGCTCAACCGAGAGCACACGATCGTCTGCCATGAGCGCGTCTTCAATCGCCTTGGCAACCTTGGCCTGCAGATACGGCGTCATGGTCTGACCCAGCAGGGCGTTCAGCTCGATACCGTAATTCCAGCTGTAAATCGCGTATTGAAACCGTTCGGTCTGAAGAATCAGGAAGACAGCCTGCTTCATAGCTTCCAGTCCGTCCAGCTTGCCGCCGGAACACAGGTAGCCGTCAAACCGCAGCGCATAGGTGCGCGTAGGCTGTGTTTCAATCTCGAAATCCTGCACGAGATCGTCATTATACTCTGTCGGCAGCATTACAGCGCCCCTTTCTTGTCGAATATCAGGTACTTTTGTCCGCCCTCATTGCGGAACAGGATGAGCACATCGCCCACCTTGAACGAGGATGCGCTCACGCCGCTTTTCACGATGAAAAACTCCTTGGTGAGTACAAGTTTCTGGTCGATCTGCACACGGAACGGCGAGAGCGCAATCACCTTGCCGAAGCAGATTATCATCGGCAAAGTGGCTTGACGCTCGTTCGCGGCAATCTGCCGCATAGATTCCATCAGATTAGGCACTAAACTCACCTCTAATTCCGCTCAGGTACAAATCCATCGTGTACAGGCCATTGCTGAACGTGTGCTTAGCCTTCTCCACGCACATATAGTTCTTGATATTGATGTCACCCAGGCCCATGCCGACACAAACCGAAGTACCGGCGCGCGCCCGAACATCCCCGAACACCTTCTGCATGGTCAGCTCACGGTGGATAACGTTGTAGTATTTCATCAGCGCCTTTGCCTTGGTCTGCAAATCGGCGGTGTTGAGGGCGTTATCCAGCTTTTCGTAATACTGGAGCGTGCCCCATTTGCTCTGGCTTGCCGTGTTGTTCATGACATGGACTTCTCGCACGCCGGTTTCATCATTGTCCCACGCCAGCTTGATGCGGTTGTACACGTCACTGTCGATGGACGAGGTGTAGCTGTATCCCTGCGCCGTGTCCTCGTCGATGTAGAGCGGCAGGAGCAGGCTCTCGTAGGGTTTGAGGCACAGCTTGCCGAAATTGTCATACAAGACGTACACCTTGCCGGTATTGATGATTGTGAGGTCGGACGCATTGCCGAGCATATCGAAAAGCGTTCCTTCCTCAATGCGCTGCGGGATTTTGTACTTGGTGTCGGTCACGGTACCAACCTTGAGGCCGTAGTCCGCCGCCAGCATTTTCAGCACATCGGCATAGGTCTTGTTCGTGTAGCTGATAGTGTCTTTGTTCTTGAAGTAGCGCAGCTGGTCATAGGCCGTGACCTTAATCAGCCGATTGTCTGAGCGCGACTTCTTAAAGACGTATCCGTAGAACACATTCGCGCCGTTAAACCGGAACGACACCGGATTGCCCTCGTGGAAGTTGAGCGTATCATCCTTGACCACAGTAAACGTCAGCGAGGATGCCGCGCCGCTGCGGGTGGTTTCCCACACGATGTCGCCCTCGATCATCGGCTGCTGAAGCTGACCGTTTTTGTTCTGGATGATCAGCTCCGCACCCGGCATCTGGCAGGACGGCACATCCCGCAGGATCTCCTTGCGCGTGCCCGCCGCGCCGGTGACGGACTTAACAACAACGGTCGTGATATCCTTCTTTTTCTTCTCGGTACTCGAACCGGATGAACCGGACGAACTTGAAGAACCAGAACCGCCGATGACGGCTTTGCCGTACTTCTTGCCCCAGCGGTTGCACTCAGCATTGGAGGACATCAAGAGGTCGAAGTGGTACACGCCGCCCTCAATTTGAATCATGCCGCCGCGGTCATTGACGGTGTAGGTCACGCCGTCAAGCGCCGTTCCCGTACCCTGCACTGTAACCTTAGTACCAAACGGTACGCTTGGCGGCGCAGCACAGGTGTGCTTGCTCGGGTCAAGTTTGTTTCCCAGTGCGTCAAGAAACCCGCCCTCCATGGCATTATTCGCCGGATAGTATGCCGTGAACAGCGCCTTTACAGTGTTCGTTGCCGTACCGCCCGACTTCGCGCCGGAATACTTGGCGAGCGTATCACCGGAGGAAACGTAATTCAGCGGATTGACGGACGAGCCGTTCTTGTGCATACCGAAATGCAGGTGGCAGCCGGTCGAGCTGCCGGTTGTACCGACGGCGGCAATCTTCTGCCCGGCGGTGACTTTCGCGCCCTGCCTGACGTAGAGCGCCGAGGCGTGCCCGTAAAAGCTCATCAGACCGCCGCCGTGGTCTATGCTGATGTAGTTACCATAACCTCCGTTCCAACCGGACTTCGTGACCGTGCCGGGGCCGAACGCGAGGATTGGTGCGCCGCTTGCCGCTGCCAGGTCAACGCCGTCGTGGAATTCCTTACCGTGGAAGGGACAGGTACGGTTGCCGTAGCCACTCGAGATGCGCGAGTAAGATGGACACGGCCAAACATATTTACCCATGTTCTCCCCTCCTTAACTCGGCAGCTTGAGCACGGTTCCGGGATAAATCCACCAACCGTTGCTGCTGCTCGATCTGCCGTACTTCTTGGCGGCGGCCTCAATGGCAGCCTTGTTCAGATTATAGATAGACTGCCACTTAGTGCCGTTCCCCAGCTTCACCCGAGCAATGTCCCACAACGTATCACCGGACTTGACGGTGTACGTCTTGCCGGCCGGTGCAGTCGTAGTGTCGCGCTTTTGCGTGACGGTCGCCTTCTTGGTGGTGCCGTTGCTGCTCTCGCTCTTCTTGAACTCGATAGACTTGGTATGGTACGGCGCGTATTGCAGCAATTCAATCTTTGCCATGACGTCAACACCGTAACTGCCCGCATCCTCGGCAAGCTCATAGCTTTCAAGGGATACCGTCATCGGCTGTGCGCTCATCAGCTCCTCGCCGCTGTCGTCTATGCGGATAACCGAGAACTCAAACGGCTTGCGGGCGGTCTTGAGCGATTCCAGCTTGCTCATGTAATACTGTGCAGGCTGGTAGCCGTTCGGGTAACACGCAAACGGGTATTCCCTGTTCGGCAGGAGCGCCGAAAAGCTGATTTTCGACAGTCCCGGCGTTTTCAAAACGTTCACCTGACCCTCGTTGATGAGGTTGATGGTCTTGTTCTGATTGCTGATCTTGATGGTCAGCGCACTCGGCGTGACCGGAAGGCGCACACCGTCCATGTAAAACTCGTACATATTTAGATGTGCACTCCTTCCGCACTGGTGACAAGCGCCTCGGTGACCTTGGCTTCCAGCAGATTTACCACGCCGTCCAAGTCCATCTCGTTCGAGATGTTGTTGTGGTTGACCATCTCCACCTTGATCTCGGCGGTGGTGTACTTGTTAATGACCTGCCGCTCCGCAATATCGCGCAGCAGCTTGATGTCGTCCGAGGATACGCTCACATCGTCCGCGATCTGTGCGGTGTTGTCCGCAATATTGGACAGCAGACCCGTCGCCGGGTCGTCCGGCAGGTCAAGGCCCAGTTTCTCGGAAATGCTGTTCTGGAGGTTCGCGCCCCAGTTGTAGCCGTTGGCGTAGGCCGTCGAATACTCGATCTTCTCCTTGTGCTTAACGTACTCCGTCCACCCGGACTGATCCTTGATCTTCTGGATGCTGTCGGTGTAGCTGTCGTAGAATGTGTCCAGACCGCTGGTGATGTTGATCTTCACGCCCGGAATAAGATTGATGAGCTTCTCTATCGTCCTCACCATACCACGGATGACGCCGACAACATACTGGCTGAGCTGCAAAAACAAAATCTCGATCGACGCAATCGGGTGCTGGAACACGTTGCCGAGGAAGTTGATAAGGTCGGCAATGACGTTGTAGACCGGCAGATAGAACATATTGTAGACAAACGCGCCTGCCATCGCGAACAGGCCGCAGATCACGCCGACGGCACTCGTCGTTTCGTTCTTTGCCCGGTTCGTGTAGTTGATGTACGCGGCGATCACGCCGATGAGAATGATAACGCTGCCGATAATCAGCACGATCGGGTTAAGCGCCATCACGGCATTGAGCATTTTCTGTGCGGCGGTCAGCGCCTTCGTAGCCGCAGCACAGATCTTCGTCCAGTTGGCGGCCACCGCAAACAGCGCAAAGGCTGCCGCAGCCGCAAGCACCAGCGGGCCGATGACCTCAATATTGTTCGCCACCCAGTTGATGGCTTCGAGCAGCGGCTGCAAGGCCATGATTGCCATGTTGCTGGCCTGCGTCCAGACGTCCGACCAGGTGAGCGGAATCTCGTTGAATTTCTGGTTGGTTTCCTCCGCCGAGGACAGCAGCGCGGACTTGACAATGCTCGCCGTCAGCTCGCCCTCCTGCGCCATGCTGCGGATTTCACCGACCGACACGCCGAGGTAATCCGCAATCGACTGAATGATGGTCGGTGCCTGCTCGAATACCGAGTTCAGCTCCTCACCGCGCAGCACGCCGGAGCCCATGGCCTGCGTGATCTGCAGCATGGCGGCGGCCTGTCCCTCTGCCGAGGTGCCGGCGATCTTGAACTGCTTGTTCAGCTGCTCGACAAACGCGATCGTTTCCTGATTGCTGCTGAATGCGTCACCGGCAAGCAGACCCATCTTCGCGACCGCATCCGCCGTGGCGTTGTACGCGCCGCGCGAACGCATAGCCGACTGATAGATCAGCTCCTGCAGGTCGGCGGTGCTTTGCAGACCGTCGTTCATCAGATTCAGACGCGCCGTGGTCTGCGTCATTTCGTCTGACATACTCACGATACCGCTCACCAGCTTGGAGCCGAGGAATGCTGTACCCAGCTTTTTGAGCGATGCCGTCAGGTTCTCTGCCGGCGGCTGCGCCGAGGTCATGCTGCTCCGCAGCTCCTCGACTTCGCTCACGGTTCGGGTGAGTTCTTCACGCACACCCGTCAATTCGCTGTTAAATTGTGAATACAGACCGGTCGGCGCCGCCTGTTCGGTCAGGCTCTGCATCCGTTCAAATCGGTCGTTGACCGTACTCAGGCTGGACGCGATACGGCTGAGTACATTACTCATGCCGTCGCGCAGCTGGACGGTGTTGGATAGTGCCAAGTGACTTCACCTCTTTTCGGGCAAAAGAAAAGCAACCACCGTTCCGTGATTGCTTTCGCTTTGCTTATTGATTTGTTAATCCATCAGACCAAGCTGCTGCAAATCTTCTTTGCACAGCCACAGGTTACCCTCCAGCGACATCATGCGAATACCGCTGAATGTACCGGTCTGGTCTTTTGCTGTAAAATTCTCGGGATAATCCGGCACATCGTAGATACTTTCACCTGGAATACCGGTAAGGTAGCCAGTTCGCGTGAAAAATGCCGTCTTATTATAAGACGATTTTCTCACAAAGTTGAGATTTGTCGGCATACCGTAAGCATCACCCACCCAAACCAGTATATCTACCGGTGTGGTGCATCCGGTGGGGGTAATCAAAATGCTGTAATCGCCGCTGATCGGCATATCCGTAATTGCTCCGATTGCATCTCGTTCTGCAATAGCAGCGTCCAGCTTGGTATCTCCGGTCTGTTCAGCCATCATCATCTCGCTGTACTCGACATAGGCAGTTTTGGTTTCAGGATCCCAGCCCACCGTACCGCCAAGATACTCGCACGCAGCACGCAGCGGAACCATCGTCTTGCCGTTATAAATCTGCGCTGCCACATCAATGGAATCCGTAGCATCCGTTACGACAGGATTGGTATACAGCACTTGGAAAGAGCCGATTTTAAACAATACCTCGTAGTGTGTCTGCCCCACGATTGGAAGATGGCCGCCTCCCGCATCTGTGCAGATCGGGATAGTACGCCAGATCTGAATCTCACGGGTTTCCGGTATCCACTCGACATCTGCACCCATAGCTTCTGTCACTGCACGAAGTGGAACGAGCGTTCGTCCGTTCTGAATCATACCCTTTTCCGCTACCAATACGTTATTTACGTAAATCATAACCGGCTTAGGATTTGCCGCAAAGGCGGTCGGCACAAAGCACAGCAGTGCCAGCAATACGGCAGTTATTCTCTTGATCTTTTTCATATTCTCACTCCTTTTGTTCAAGCATATCACAACAGGAATGATTTTACAACCGCCTTACTTGTGTTTCGTCTTATTCAGTGCCTTTTCCTCTTCCTCGCCTCGCACAATGCACGAAGCTGTGATAAAGGCTCTCTCTTCCGTCGGCAGGCTCAAAAATGCGGACGGCAGGATGTGAAGCTCCTGCAGGCAGAAATGTGCGACGGAAGCCTCGTCATCCCCGTCCCGAATCAGTTTTTTGCCTGTTCCACCAGATCAGGAGCATCACCAAAGCCGCAGATGTCGAACAGCTTTTCCGTGTAGTTCGTATACTCACCCGGCGTCAGCATGGCCGAGATCAGCTCCTCGGCGCATTTCACGCCGTAGCTGTCCTGCAGTTCTGCATCGTTGAGGTTCGGATAAACCGTGCAGGCTGCTGCCAGTTTGGCAAGGTAGAGCACGTTATCGAATTCCTGACGGAAGCTGCCGCGCTTGCCCGGCACCTGTACGCGGTACTGGCAGTCACGGCGCAGCGTTTCGTCCTCGCGCGAGGAAATGCAGCGCACCTCCCACTCGAGCGGCTTGCCATCCTCATCGGTGAAGCGGTCGGATACGACCAGCTTCACGTTTTCAACCTGCTTGGCGTTCTGCGCCAGAAATGCGGTAAGATTACCCATTGTACAAATTCCTCCTTATTCCATACCGGACAGTTCGGCAAACTCCTCAGGCATATCCCAGCCGTCGAACGTGCCGGAAAGCTCCTCGTCAAGCAGACTGTCGCCTGCATCGAACTTCGCCAGAATCGAGCTGTCGATCAGGCAGCCGGTGTGCGTGATAGTCTGACGGCCGGCGGACGAGGACGGATCCTCGTTGGATACCTGAATCTCAAACGGCGTCATCCTGCCGGTCTTGCAGTAGATCAGGAACCAGCGGCGGAACACACTCTGGTTGAAGTGCGCCGTGCCCTTCCACGAACCGGACCACCCACTTGGCTTCTTGCCCTTGCCGGTGCGGCCAAGCAGCTTTACGTCCTGAATGTCGACCTTCGCGGACGACTCAAAGCTGTACAGCTGCATCATATTGTAGCGGTTGCCGTCAATGGTGACGTAGCACTCGGCCATCGAACCGGCTACCGCATCATTTGCTTCCATAACAGGAGCGTTCAGCATGACTTTTCCCTCCTTTATTCAACGATTACCTTCATGTAAAGCTGTTCCATCGCGGAAACCGGCTGTACATGGTCCTCGACCGCAACAGACTTCTTCATGTCGCCCTGCGACACGGTGACGCTGCTGCTGTCAAAGTTCTCAATGGCGCGGATGGTCTGGAGCTGGGTGTGGTGCGCTACAATGTCGCTCCACAGGCTCACGCGGCCGCTTGCGTCGTTCTGCACCTTGCCGAGGTACTTCGAGTTGAACAGCGATGCAATGTCATTGGCGATCTGGTCGAGCACGCGCATGACCTGATTGGACGAGAAATCCGCGCTCTTTTCGTCCGTGACGGACACGAAGGTGTTGATGTCAGTCAGCACGCGGGTCTGGTCACCGACACGGTGGAACGTGAACTCACCCGCCTTGATCGCCTTTTCAAGCTGGGTCTGCGTGTAGTTCGTGTCGATGTCGTACTCGCCGGTGTAGGTCGAATTGGTCATCGAGCGGTTGACCGCACACGCGGATTCCGCGCCGGTCGTCCAGTAGACCGCAGACGGGTCGTCAGCCGCGCCGACCAGACCGTTCTTGACGGAAATCACGCCCTCATAGTCTGCCGCAGGGTAATTGTGCAGCACGCACTGGAACTTCACGCCCTGCTCATCACGCAGGCGGCGCGTCCAGTTGGCGAACAGACCCTTGACCGTGCTGTTCTTCGTGTCGCAGCCGACCGCATTGAAGCTGTACGGCTCGATCTTGTCGAGGAACGTCTGGTAAGCTGCATCCTGCACCGCGCCGGTCGTGCCGCCGGTGAGCAGCAGGCCTGCGTTCTCGGTCAGCGCCTCGCTGCCCTTCCAGTGCAGATAGTCGTTGTCGGAAAGGTCGGAAACTGCCTTAACTGCCTTCTGCGTGTCCACAAGGGTCGTGCCGATATAGGTCGAAACATCGTAGACCTCGTTCGTCGATACCGTGAAGCCCTCGTTCTGCTGAATCACGATCTTCAGTTCGTTGCCGATCTTGCCCGGATACTTCGCCTCTGCGTACTTGCAGGCCGCCTTTGCACCGCCGCTGTTCAGACGAAACAGGTGCAGCGTCTTGGCATTTGCGAAGATCTCGCGCAGCGGACGCAGCTCGTCCGCCGTGTAGGCGTAGCCGGTCAGCGCAAGTGAGCCCTTCTGAAACTCGCTGTTCTCGATGGTCACGACCTCGTTTTCCGGTCCCCAGTCGAGGGACAGCGGGAAAGCCGCCGTGCCGCGGTCGCCCAGGGTCGCAGACGCACGAGCCGCCGACACAAAGTTGATGTACGCACCGGGCAGAACCTTGTTCTGTACGGTATACATACCGCCGCCTAAAGCCATTTAATTCACCTTGCCTTTCATAAAGTTGTCGATGAGCGCGTCCACCTCGGAAAAGGTGTAGCGCTGATCCTTGTCGAGCAGCACGCCCAGCAGGTCGCGCCGCTCGCGGTATCTGTCGAAGGTCAGGAGCTGTGCGCCGGTAAACGCCGGTGCTCCTGCCTCGGTTTTGCGTTTGACTGCCATTGTCAGTCCTCCGTTCCTACGGTGATCTGCAAATTCTCCATCGGAATATCTTCCGGGACCTCCCGGACAAACTGCCGGTAGTCCGCGAAGAAGTGCAGCACCTCGTCTGTAATTTCCCACGAGAGATTGCTCCCGCGCAGGCTTTCCGTGCGCCGCAGCAGCAGCGTGAGCGTCTGTGCGATCTCCCGGCACTGCTCCTGCGGACGGCTGTCCGACGGGAAGAACCGCACGTCCATGTGCTGCACGATCTCATGCAGGCCGGACGGGTACGGCGTGACGTCCGCACGAAGCTGACGAATGGAGAAGCACGGCGCAGAGAATCCCTGCTCGATACGCTCGGTGTAGATGTCATACTGCGCCGACGGATAGACCGTGCGCAGCCTATCGACGATTTCCTGTACTACGTTAATCATTTGCCCTCCATCATGCGGCTGAGAAATTTCTCGCTTTTGGTCTTGATAAAGTCGGGGGCATCACGCTGAAGGTCGAACAGACCCTCGCGCAGCATATGCCTGCCCTCGACAAAGCCGTTCACAAGGCGCTTGCCGATGGCCGGAACGTACCGTCCGACCTCCTGCCGGTGGCCGTTCTCCACCCACGGCGCGTACTCGATGTTGTTGTAAATTTCCGCGCGGTAGTGCTTGCCGCTGCGCTTCGCCTTGGTGATGAACCAGTTGCGCCGCAGATGGCCGGAATCGACCGGCGTGCGGTATTTCACATCACCCACCAGACCGTTCATCATCTCGTCCAGCAGTCCGGTGTAGAAAGCGTCCATCTCCGGTTCGCTGGCGGCGGCCTTAATGCGTTCGTTTAAGTCGCGCAGCTCGTGAAAATCACAGCTTCCCCAGCTTGCCATTACGCTCGCTCCTCTCGGACGGCGGAAAGCTGCTGATGCGTCGGATAGACCGCGCTCTCGCCGCTGTATTTCAGCCGATAGGTCGCGCCGTACTGCTGAACCACAATGCGGCAGCCCGCCGGGACAGCCAGATCAGGCGCACAGTAGATCGTGGCCTGATAGCTGACCTGACCGCTGTTCGCGTCGGTCCTGCTGTCCGGTGTGCCCGAAAACGACAGCGCACACGGGATATTCTCGTGCAGCACCGCGTCCGGCGTAACAACGGTTTCGCCATTCACGGTTTGCTTGCTTGTGCTGGTGACGGTCATCACGCCGTCATAGGTCTGCTCCAGCAGCGCACGCTCCAGCTCCGGATTGCCGAGCATACTACCACCTCATCTTTCGATAGGCGTTCAACTGCGCCTTGTAGTCGGTGAGGAAGTCGCCCGAGCCTGCCAGTGCCGCCAGCTGCTCCGCCGCCGTCGCAAAGGAAAAGGACGTATCCCCTCTGGACACGCCCTTTGCGGCAGGCTGCATATTCTCGTTCTGGAGCTGAACGCTGTTTACCAGGCCGCGCACCATCAGCGCTGCGGTGTTCGTCAGACCGTCCGGCGCCTCGGTCAGATTGCAGTAATTACAGATCTGCTCGAGCACCAGATCGCAGGCGAACTCAAGCGTTTCCTGCGGCAGGTTCGGCAGCAGGCTTTGCGCCCGCAGCATCAGCGTTTCCCTTGTCATTTCTGCGCTTCCCCCTCGGTTTGTCCTCGGTCGGCTCGGTTTCCTCCTCGGCGGTCACGGTTTCCACGGTAAAGCCCGCACGGCCGGAGAACCAGCTTGCAAGCCACTCGTTATCCGTCTGCGCCTCACCACTGACGAACTGCACGCCGCCGATCTTGCGGTCGTACTCCTCGTTCGGTGCCTTGATCTTATACATGGCAGTTCCCTCACTTTACCTTGAAGTTACGCAGCACGCCGGCAGCGCGGGACTTCTTGAGCACGGTTGCCGCTACCATCTCGACATCACCGGCCTTGACCGGGCCTGCGGTAGAGAAATCCGGCAGCGTGGTCGAGATCACCTTGCCGCCCATCGGAGATACGGCGTGGAAACCGTCCAGACCCAGACGGACAGCGTACAGGTCGGTCAGACCGGTAACGGTGGTCTTGGACGAGGACGCGCCGTATTCACGCGACGTGATCGGCACGACCGGCTTTTCCTTCTTCTCGGCGGTGTCGTAGTAATACTGCATATCCATGAACGGAATGCCGTTGTAACCGCTCATCTGACGGCCGAAAGCGTCCTCGGAGTGGGTCAGATAACCGGCACGGCGGGCGCAGGAGCGGATCTTGGTCAGCAGCGCCGCATTGCCGATGAGCATGGTCGGCACGCCGTCCAGCTCGGACAGGAACTCGTCGAGCATATCGAGCACGGTCTTGTAGTTGGTGTCGATCGCCGCCGAGGTGGACAGGTCGATCGCCTTGGATGCGTCCGCGTTGAGCTCGGTGGAGGTGCCGACAAGCAGCGTGTCCAGACCGTCAAAGCCCTTGGTGCCCTTGTCGCCGTTGATGGCGGTGTAGTGGAACAGGTTGGTGGTCGCCTTGATGTGCTCCTCGAGCTGGAACTGAACCTCGTTGATCTGGCCGTTCGCGGTATTCGCCAGAACACGGTCGATCTTGAACGTACCGCCGAAGATCTTGAGGTCAACCGACTTGGTTTCGCGGTCGGCTACGGTTTCGGTGTAGTCGGTGTTGATGTCACGGAAGTCCGCGCCTGCCGGGGTCTTGAGCTGAGTGTAGCCATAGGTCAGCGTAGAGCCGCCGGTGCCCGGAGATACCGAGTTGTCAAAGGTCAGTGCCTCGAGCAGCATGGAGCCGCGGCGGAACTGATCAATAACCTGCTGGTCCACATGGTTTGCCATGCCGACCTTTGCCTGTGCGAGAGTGATAGGCATTTTCATTCCTTCTTTCTGTTAGCCGTTGGTGTTGTATACTTCTGCGAGAGCGGAACCGAGATCGTTTACCGTGTTCGGGTTGCCGCCGGACTGCGGATTGTAGCCGCCGCCCTGACCGCCGTTCGGGTTTCCGCCCTTGTCGCCCTGCTTGCCGGACTGACCTGCGCCGTCCTCCTCGAACAGCCATGCCTTGTCCTTTTTCAGACTTTCGACCTGCGCGTCAAGGCCGGTGATCTTGCCGTCCGCGCCGATCCTGATGTCGTCCATCGAGAGCGCCGCGCGGGTCAGCTGCGGATCGCGTGCATGGGCACGGGTCAGCGCCAGGTCGATTGCCGCATCGCGACGAATATTCGCGGTATCGGTGTCGTACTTGGTCTGGAGGGTCTTGAGATCGTCCTCCAGCTTCTTCGGGTCCTTGCCGTCCCACGCCTTGGCGGCGGCACGCAGGTCCTTGATGGTGTTGTTCGCCGTGGTCAGCTCCTGCGCCTTGGTGTCCATGTCGGCCTTGGGAACGTAAGCGCCGCCGGCGGCGTTGACCACCTCAAACTTTGCGTCCTTTGCTGCCTGCTGGAACTGCTCCCAGGTCAGTGCGCCCTTTTCAAAAAGGGATTTGAGAAATTCCATTGTTTTTTTGCTCCTTTCATCGAAAAATGGGTATGAAAAAACCACCTTGGATTGAATCCTTGGTGGTTTAGTCCATCAGTTCTACTGTTTTGATTTCGGTTTCCAGCATTCCGGTCAGAACGCCGTTGTCGTCGCGCCGGATAATCAGCTCTGCAATCTCCGGTTCATTGTCCAGTGCGCCTACGACGGTGACGAATTTGCCGGTCAGCGTAATACCGTCCGTGCATTCCACCTTGAGGCGATGCGCTTTGTCATATGGGTGCTCGGTGCCGAGCAGCTTTTTCATGTGCTGAATGAGATCCATTGTTATCTCTCCAATGTACGGTCTTGATGACTAAGCCTTTGGTTGATAGTGAACGCCCGGTGCACATTCGATTGCCGGGTTTTCCTCCAGCTTATTCATATGCTCGCCCGGGATACCATCCGGAAACGCCTTGCAGCATACCCGCTTTCGGTGGATACAGGTATTGCACAGCACACCATGAACGCCCGACGGCTGCGAACAGCGTGCCAGAAACTTGTCATGATTGGACAGTTCTTCGTATCGCCTGCTGCGTTCCTCGGGTGGCAGCCTCTTGAAGTCCTCAAAGGTTAAATTTCTGTCAGCCATATGGTGTCGCCCTCCTTTCTGTCAACAATGAAACGCGACTTCCTTTTGAAAAGGATTTCCTTTTCGATTGTGTTGATACCGCGCATATCTCGGCCGGATTTGCTCTGAATAACCAGCTGAATATCCATATCCGGGTCATATACCTCCGTAGAAGTAGACGTGTATGCGTCATATGTAACGATCGCGTCAACCTCATGCGCTGCCAGAAAGGCAGCTTTATCCGGTATCATGTCGCTTGACAGAGAACGATATACCGTTCCCTCATACACCGGAAGTTTATCCAGCGCCTTGTCAAGTCGTTCCGTCCAGTGCTGCTCTGCTTCGCTGAGCGGTTCGCCGCGGCGTAGCTTGTCGTTCAGCGGGTAGCTGGCCGCACTGACATACTTCTGCAGTGCGCTTGTTTCGCGCTTGTTCAATTCCAGTATAGCATTTTCCGGGTCGTTTTCAACATATTTCTTATGCCATTCCTCATATGTCATACCTTTCTCGACATACTCGGTCTTGCCGGTCGCGGGATTTCTGGCGGCACGCTTACTGCCGATCCGGAACTCCGTCACCGGAACGGTGGTACACCGGCAGCGCGGATGCAGCGGCGGATAGTTAATGCCGGTTTCGTGCTCTGCCAGCGGAAACTCGCGCTGATCCAGAGCGCCGCACACTGCGCAGGTCTTGAGGTCGAGTGCTGCCTCGAACCGATAGGACTGGACACCTGTTTCCCGGTATCCCTGTTCGGCAGCCTCAGCCGCCATATGGGCGCTCTCGGTGTGGATGAGCGTTGCAGCCCTGCTCTCAGACACGCCCATGCGCTGGGCGAACTCCTTGGTCATGCGGTCGAGCGAATCGCCGCGGACAAAGCCGCGCGAGAGCGTCTGCATCAGCTCACGGGTCAGCTTGTCCTTGTCCGCCCAGATGCGGGACGAAAACTCGCTGCCGACCCACGGCACCGCAAGAATGCGTTCAATGGTCTGCGGGTCAATCCTTGCGAACGTGCTCGCCACATCGACCTGCTGGCTGACGGCGTACACCGTGCGGTAGTAGGTGTCGGTGTAACGCTCCTGCAAGTGGTCGCGCAGCACATCGCGCTGAGAGCCGAACAGCTCCATCATACGCAGCTCAACCTGCGTCTGCAACGCCTGCAAGCGCGAGATACGCGAACGGAGATAAACCTCCTCCAGCTCCTTGTCAAAGCCTCCTGCAAGCGCCTTATCCCGGAACTCGTCCAGCGACATCCGGAAGTCCTCCAGCTCTGCATCCCGCAGCAGCCTGCGTGCGTCTGCCATGCTGACGCTCTCGTTTGCGGCATAGCGGGCATAGAAGATCGAGATTTCCTTGTCCAGTTCGTGCAGAATGCGCTCATATTCCCGGTGGAACCGCAGACACAGGTCATCATCTTCCTGCTTCTGCTTTTCGGCCAGCTCAATGGCTCGCTTGCGCCAGTAGGCGCCGTTCAGCTTATCCGCTGCTGCCATCGCCTGCACCGTCCTTTGGCGGGAACCGGAACTGCGGCTGCTTCTCGGCTGCCGCCTGCTGTTCCTTTTCGAGTTGTTTCAGCTCGCTCTCGGCATCGTCTACCCACGGATGGTTTGTGAGAATCGTTCTGTCCGAGATAATGCCGACCGACTGCTGCGCGATCTGTGCGGTTTCGAGGTCGTTCTGTACCATGTTGCGTGTCCATGTCTGGAGAATACGTTTCGGCTGTGCGATACCCTCCAGACGGCAGATAGCACGTACCAGCTCGGCAAAGCCGCTGCGGAACTGCGTTTCCAGCATCACGGCCTTGAGCTCCAGCAGACTGTACAGGTACTTGAGCGCCACGCCGGACGAGTTGCCGAAATTCTCAGGGTTCGGGTCAACGCCCATGCCAGAAACGAAGATCTGACGGCGGGTTCTTTCGAGGAAAGCGTTCCGCGCCTCAAACGGGATCTCCGCGCGGATGGTGTCCACGCCGCCGTCCCCCTCGACCTTGATGAGCTTGCTCTTTTTGAGGTCACTCATGAACTCGGTCTTGTCCGTGCCGCCGTAGTTTTTGATGACGAAGATGACCTCCTGTACGTCCTCCATATCGTTGGCGAAGCCGGAAACCACCTTGTCGTAGGCGTCGATCAGGTCGCGGTACAGCGGCAGATCGCCCCGCCGGTCGGCGTTGTTGTAGAACGGGATGAACGGCACCGCGCCGAGGCCGTGCCGCAGCTCCTGCCCGACTTCCGGATACTCGAAGTAGGTGTAGTTGCCGGACACGCCGTTCTGACGGTAGAACCGGCAGGTCGTGTCATCCCAGTATTCGCACACCTGCACGGTCTGTCCGCTTGTCGGGTCGAGCATGGTGTAGCAGCGCAACACGCCGACGAGATCGCTCTCCAGCGTACCGGAGAACACCGGCACAATCTGTTCCGGGTCTACGGTGTGGTAGCGGAACCTGCCGTCTGTGCCGCGCCAGTAATGCAGCCAGCCGACCGAGGTGTTGCTCGCGTCAATGCCGAGCTGCATGGCCGTTGCGGTGTACTGATCTCCGAGAATCTCTGCGATCCGCTCGTTGGCGGTCTTGTTCCCCACATCGAACACCGGCGGATAGCTCAGCGCGTAGGAAACCTTCTGCGTCACGAGCAGATTATGCCACGAGTGCGAAATGCGGTTGTCCGCGAGGTGCAGCGGATTGCCGAGCGCCTGCTCGGTCTCTGCCTGCCGCTGCAAAACGCTGTTGTCCTTCTTGATGCGGTTGACGTTGCTGTAATAGCGCCGAGCCTCGTCCGCCTCGCGGATGAACTGCCCGTGCCCCTGCAAAAGCCGCTGAATCGTGCGGCTGTTCACTTTCACCATACGCTGACCCCTCCTTTCCTGGTAAACTGCTCCGCAACGCCGGTTGTCGCGTCGGGAGCGTCATCGTGGGCGTTCTTGCCCTCTTTCTGGTAATGTAACATTGCTTTTGCGTACTCCGGCCAGCGGTCGCGCCAGTTCACCGGGTAGTAAGTGTGATCCTGCACCCACGTCGAGTTAGTCAGGATACGCGCGACCTTGTTCTCGCTCTGGTGGAACCACTCCACACGGCAGCGGTTGGAGCCGAGCCGCCGAAGCTGCTCCTGCACGTTGCGGGCAAAGCCGCGGCCACCGTTGTTGCTCTCGATTTTCGCGAGGTTTACGCCGTGCGCCAGCAGCCGCCGTGCGGTTTCCGGCTCGGTGATCTCCATCGGGTCCTTGGTGTAGTAGATGTCGAGCACATAGGCCTCATGGTTATACTCGCCGTAGATGATGCTGCACAGATAGTCCGCGCCGGTGTCCGCCGTGTCGGTATAGCTGCGGATATGCGTGAACAGCGGACTACCGTTTGCATCGCGCGGAATGTCTGTGTATGTCTTGAAGCTGCTGTACAGACGGCCTTTCAGGTCGATCGGCTGCTGCTGGTAGTTCGCGCTGGCGATCTCCTCGCTCATCGTGCGAACCTTGTCCTCGTAGTCCTCACGGGTGAGAACCGCGTCGCACAGCATCGTGCCGTCGTCCTGCAAGGCTTTCATCGTGATGAGTTCCGCATCCGGCCAGTGCTCCAGCGCACGGCCTGCGAGGTCGCCGGTCGCCCAGCGCGTCATGATGATAACGATCTTGTAGCCGGTTTCGGTTCGGGACAGCATCGTGTCCGTGAACCACTGCCACTGCTTGTCGAGTGCGCCCTCGTTAAAAGCCTCCTCGGCTTTCTTGATCAGGTCATCGAGGATGAGCTTGCGTGCGCCGAAGCCGGTCGCCGTGCCGCCCGGAGAGGTAGCAAGGTAACTCGCGTACTGCCCCTCAAGCGCCCACTTGCCTGCGGCGGCCTCGCCGTACTTGATGCGTGTCTGCGGGAAAATATCCGAAAACACAATGCGGCTCGGGTCAAACCGTTCCTCCGCAATGCCGTCGCGAACCGCCCGTGCGAACGTCGTGGACAGCGTTTCGTTGTAGCTGCCGGTCATGATCTGCTCGGACGGATCGCGCCCAAACAACCACTGGCTCAGCAGCACCGCTGTGCGGCTCTTGCCGTGGCGCGGCGGCATATTGACCACCAGCACCTTGCGGTCGCTCTCACAGAACGCCTGTAAGCGCCTGCACAGCGTCTTTAGGTACGGCCGGTCCTCGCGGTAGAAGTCCGGCGCCATCAGCTTGCAGAACGCCCAGAAATCACGCCGGGCAAGCTCTATGCGAGCCGCCCTGCGAATGCGCTCGTCAACCATCGTCCGCCAGCTTCCGCAGCTCCTCGGTGGTCAGACCGGCAAGTGGGTTTTCCACCTCGAGAGTGCCGGAGTGCTCGATCTGCTGCTTGTCGCGCCACCTGTCCGGTCTGCGGTTCTTCAGCCAGAAGATCTGCGCGGTCGTGTCCGGCGGAATGTGCTTGACCGTCTGCACGGTCTTGATGCTCTTCTTTCCGCCCTCGTGGCTGCGCTCTACGCGCTCCTCGGTGTAGTCGTAGCCGAGCGCACGCTTGAGTAAAGCGTTCTCAACTTCGATGTCTACGACCTCTTTTCCCCTTTTTAGGGCCTCCGAAAACTCCGAGTATTTGTTTTTCCAGTCGTACAGCGTGCTGGTCGTAATGCCGATCCTGGCTGCGATCTGCTCATCTGTCAGACCATCCCTCGCCCACGCTTCCAGACGGGTGATGCCGTCCGGCGTAAGCCATTCCTGATATTTGCCTTTTGCCATTCTGCACCGTCCTTTCTGAATTCTGGGCACGAAAAAGCACCCTTGTTTCCAAGAGTGCCTTTCCGGAGGTGTTTCCAATGCTATGAAGCAGGAGAAATGCGGGACCTAAGTTTCATTCCCGCTGAACTTCATGATACCAGTATAGCAGGAAACTATGTGAACTAACATGGCCTGTTCGCATTTTCTTTCAGAATTTTTTCTGCTGCCTGCAATGCCCTGCCATGCAGCCGCATGACCCAGCGCAGAGTGCGGTCTAAGTCAACCGCGATTTTCTCCCACTTCTCAAAGTTTAAGTACCGCTTTGTGAGAAGTGTCCGCAGGGTCGTATCCGGCACCTCGGTAATCACCGCCGCAATCTCCTGCTTGATGTCGATCAGCTTGTCGATCTGGGCGTCCACCTGCGCAGCAAAGTCGGCGTAGCGGCTCAGTCCGCCGTCTGAGGCACCGCCGCCGCCCGGTGCACCGCTCACCGATGCCACGCCTGACACACAGCGGTCATACGCCCGGCGCTTGGCACTCTCCAAAGCCGTAATCTCGCGGTCGAGTGCCCACCCGCGGTTCAGCCAATCCTTAGTTGTCATAATCCTACCTCAACGTGATTCCGTAGTCTTCGAGTTCCTTTTCGAGATCGGCGATCGACACATAGCCCTTGGAAACGCTGTCCGCGAGGTAGTTTACCTCGTCCCAGACCCGCCGGAGCCGTGTGTAGCCGAAGCCCTCCTTATCCCGCAGCGCCGAGAAAAAGATTGCCCATGCTGTTGTTACCGCCTCGTTCTGCGCAGCTTTCTTTGCCTTTTGTACGTCCGCCAGTGTCGCCGGACGCCTGTGCGGATTGACACGCTTTTTCTTCATCGCCGTACCTCCATGCTAAGTAACGCCGTACTTTGCAGCTGTATTCAGTCACTGTCCTTGTTCTCCTCCTGATATTTTCGCATGATGCCGACCGCCACGCGGCACGCCTCGTCACACGCAGCGACCATCTTCTCGCGGCCGTGCAGACCGCCGTAGTATTCGATCGTTGCCAGCTCCTCGGCTGTCGTTGCCGGGTCGAGAATGCGGATTGCCTGGTTAATCGTCATGGGGGTCCTCCTCAAAACATCGTTCCGACTTCCCCGACGATCTTCTTCACCTCGGGGTTCTCGCTCTGCCGCAGCAGCTTCATTGCCGTACCGGCACGCAGCCACTCGGCCTCCTGCGCGAGGTTACGCTCGTAATCTTTTTTCAGCTCCTGCTTATACGTTACGCCCTCCTCACGGGTCAGGCCGCCGTGAAAGTGCAGCTCATACAGCAGCCGCAGCGCCAGCCAGATCATGCGCTCGGCGGGTGTCAGACCGTCCGGCTCGGGTTTGCGGTCGTATGCCCGCTGGTTCATCTCCTCAAAGTCCATATCAGCCCTCCACCGGCTCAATGTGAATCCAGATGCCGGGCGTGTCCGCCCAGAATTTCTCCGTGATCTCCGAGCACACCAGTGCATCGTCCGTCCAGAAGTGCTCAGCGGTCATGCAGTCCTTGAGCAGCTTCTGCAGGTTGTCCGTATCCGGCTTTGTCGTGCGGTAGCTGCCGTCCGGGTGTTTTCCTCGCGGGAACAGCCACTTCACTACGAGCCGCACGCCGCCTGTATACGGCTGTTCCGGCCGGTGCTGCCCGAGGTGAGCGCACAGCTTTGCGCGGGCGGCGGCGAGCGCCTGCGGCTCGTAGAACTGCGGCTTGCCATGCACCACGCGCACCTGCTTCTCCTGCGCCGTACACGTCGGCGGGCGCATCGCCATAAAAAACTGCGTTACCATTTTCTTCTTTTCTCCTCTCGCGCGACGGGTCCAGTCGTGTGTGCGCTCTCCAACCATCTGTGAGGGGCGCCATCAAAGCCCCCTCACATGGTGAGTGCGTTCACACACTGACCCACCTGGTTGTGTCACTTGTGACATTGTCAAAAATATATACGTAGTATATATATGGTCGTGGCGACACTGCCGCCATGACCTAAAATCAAGGTCGTGTCAAAGGTTATGACAACAGCGCCACCACCTAAAACGCAAGGTCGTGTCAAAGGTCGTGACACTCTTGCCATGACCTTAAATTTCAGGTCGTGTCATTCAAGATTTTGCCAGTATTTTTATCTATCGTATATCCGTAGTCCTTGACCCAGCGGTAGACTGTCCGCTGTGCCGGTGCCTGCATTTCCCCGTCCTCGTTCTGCTCGGTGTAGTATTCGATTATGTCCTGCACGGTCGGTGCATCCCCGCCCAGGCACAGGGCATTGTACGCCGTATCGAACGCTTCCTTCTTGCTCTGCTTCGCCTGCTTTGCCTTGCCCTTGCGGGCCTTTGCGCCGCGCTGCCATGCCGGAGCGGCCTCGTCCGGATTGATGTCCTGCAAAGCGCCGTTGCCATCCGGCCGGTGCACCGGAAACTCGAACCACAGGTTGACCGGTGGGAACTTCGGGAACTCACGCAGCGTGCCCTCGATGCGCCACGCCGTCCGTGCCTGCACCTCTTTTCTCGTGTCCGCGATGCGGTCGAGCAGGTGATTGTAGTCCACGCCGGAGAGCAGCCGCCTGCAGGCATCCATGGCGGCACGCTGGCTGCACAGGTCGTCCTGCGATACCTCGTCGCTCTTTCCTGCTGCCTCGAGCGCCGCGCCGCACACACGGCAGACGGCATTGTTCTCCATCTGCACGCGCAGGTCGTCCGACACCTCGAGTTCGATGAGGTCGAGCAGCGCATCCGGGTCGCGGGCGAACACGCCGGAGCCGCTCGCGCGGTCCATCGAGCGCTTGCCGCCCTGTGCACCCTTGGAATGGTGGTGACAGTAGATGGTCGCGCAGCCGAGTTCGGTGCACACCTTGTCAAACTGGTTGCAGAAGTTCGCCATCTGGTCGGCGGAGTTCTCGTCGCCGGTGATGACCTTGTAAATTGGGTCGATAATGACCGCGATGTAGTCCTTCTTGATGGCTCTGCGAATCAGCTTGGGCGTGAGCCTGTCCATCGGCACGGACTTGCCGCGCAGATTCCAGATGTCGATGTTGTCGAGGTGCTCAGGCTTCCAGCCGAGGCAGCTGTACACATCCCTAAAACGGTGCAGGCAGGAGGCGCGGTCAAGCTCGAGGTTGACGTACAGCACTCTGCCCTGTGCACAGTCGAAGCCGAGCCAGCTTTTGCCCTCGGCGATGGCGATGGTCAGCTCGATCAGTGCGAACGACTTGCCCGCCTTGGACGGTCCGGCAAGCAGCATCTTGTGTCCCTGACGGAGCACACCGCCGATGAGTGCCGGAGCCAGCGGCGGCATCTCGTCCCAGACCGCGCTCATGCTCTCCGGGTCGGGCAGGTCATCGGTCGCGCTCTCGATGAACTCGCGCCACTCGGCAAAGTCCGTCTTGCCGATGTTGGTGTCGATGAGGAACTGCTTGTGTTCCTTTCGCATCACGCCCGGCATACGCGACAGGCGCGACGGATTGCGGTTCTGCTGGTCGAGTTCCAGACCGTTCTTGCGGCAGACCGTGTACAGGTATTCGACCCGCTTGCGGTACTCTGGGTAGTCGGGTGCATCAATGTGTACAATGGCGTGCACGCTCTTGCCGCCCGAGTGCACCAGACACGCCACCGGCAGCTCCAGTTCGCGGATGAGCGCGTTCTGGCGGTCGATGTCCATGCCGTCGCACTCGACGAGCGCGTAGCGGAACGCGGTGACGTTCTCGTTGCGGATGCCCTTGCCGTCGAGCGGGTTGAAGCGGATCCACGCGCCAACCGCCGGGTCGTAGTCACCGAGCACGCTGCCGATGTCGTCGCCGCAGGCAGAGAGCGCCTGCACCAGCTGACCGGCGGTTCGCGCCCAGTCGCCCTTTGTCGGCATGGCCTTGCCGTCCTCGTTCGAGAACGAGCGGGTGACGTAGCCGACGTGCTCCTCGCTGTCGAACAGCGTTTCGAGGTAGGTGATGAGCTGCTGCGCCGGATGCCACTCGGCGGGTTCGGCAATCTCCTGCGCCTCGACCCAGTGCGGGTCGATCACACGGTACGGCTCACTGCCGCCGATCTCATCGTCCCAGCCGAGTTCACAGTCGCCGCCGTTCGGCTGCCAGCCGCCGCGCTGCGCCATCTGCACGATGGTTCCCGCCGTGATGGGCGTGTCCGTGCCGCGAAAGCTGTCCCACTTGCGGGCGCACTCGCCGGTGCGGTAGCGCCCACCGTCCCGTCTTGACCAGTCCTCCCACAGACCGACGGGATAGCCTGCTTCTTTCAGTCCCATGCCGACGCCGACCCACTCGCTGTACGAGAGTTCTCTCGGGTCGATGTAGTCCAGCGCCTGCCGGAGATCGAGTTCGTCCTGCTTCATTTATCCTCCATTATCCCATGTAGGTTTTCGGGTCGATGCCGCGCGGAATGCGCCAGCCGTTGGCGGCAATGCAGTCGATGAGCTGCTTTGCCTGCTCAAACTGCCAGGTGCCGACGTGCTCAAAGCCCTTGCCCTCCAGAAAACGAATCTGCTTGGGCGTTGTCAGACCCTCGGTGCGGCGTGCCGCCAGACGGTCGAGCAGCTTTGCTGCTTTGCCCGCGCATTCGATCTCGTCCGGGCGGATGCCCCACTTTTCCAGTGCGCCGAGCTGCTTTTCGCTCGGCGGCGCAATCTCCCAGCCGAATGCGGGCGTGTAGCCTGCTAAATCCTCCGCCTGAATGGACAGCTCAAACTGTAACGGGTCCACCAGACGGCGCTTGCGGCTTTTCATCTCCGCTAGCTGCTTGGCGAGGGATTCCTCGCGCTGCTGTACCACATCGCTCTCGGCCTGTTCGGCGGCTTCCAGAATGTCCACCGGACCGCCCTGCTCGGCTGCGCTCTCGGTCATGCTCTCGGCCACCTCGGCGGTTTCGCAGACCAGATGCGCCGGTCTGCAAAGCTCGTGCCGCTCGGTGTGCCACAGGAAATCCAGCAGCAGCAGGTCGGTCTTGCCGGGAAACAGGCGCGTGCCGCGGCCTACCATCTGGCTGTACAGGCTGCGTACTTTAGTCGGGCGCAGCACCACAACGCAGTTGACGCTCGGGCAGTCCCAGCCCTCGGTGAGCAGCATACTGTTGCACAGCACGTTGTACTCGCCGCGGTCGAATGCCGCAAGGATTTCCGCGCGGTCGGGCGATTCGCCGTTCACTTCTGCTGCACGAAAGCCGCGCGAGCACAGAATGTCGCGGAATTTCTGGCTGGTCTTAACGAGCGGCAGGAACACAACGGTCTTGCGGTCGGCACAGGTCTTTGCCATCTCGTCCGCGATCTGGTAGAGGTACGGGTCGAGCGCACTGTCGAGGTCGCCCGGCTTAAAGTCGCCGGACTGCACGCCGACACCGGTCAAATCCATTTTGAGCGGCACGGTCAGCGCCTTGATGGGCACGAGGTAGCCCTCGCGGATGGCCTTTGTCAGCGAATACTCATACGCCAGCGACTGAAACACGCTGCCGAGATTTCGCATATCGCCTCGGTCGGGCGTTGCGGTTACGCCGAGCACCTTTGCGCTGTCGAAGTGATTCAGGATACGTCCGTAGCTGTCGGATACCGCGTGATGCGCTTCGTCGATGATGATGGTGCCGAAGTAGTCCCGCGGGAACGCCGCCAGGCGCTTGGGCCGCATAAGGGTCTGCACCGAGCCGACCGCTACACGCAGCCAGCTGCCCAGACAGCTTTGCTCGGCTTTCTCGGTCGCGCAGGAAAGTCCGGTCGCGGTGTGCAGCTTGTCGGCGGCCTGATCGAGCAGCTCACCGCGGTGCGCGAGGATGAGCACGCGGTCGCCCTGCCGCACCCTGTCCTCGGCAATCTTCGCAAAAATGACAGTCTTTCCGCAGCCGGTGGGAATAGAAAGCAGGGTGCTGTCGTCACCCTGCTCCCAGCGGTTCTCGACCGCTTCACGCGCCGCCTGCTGATACGGTCGCAGTTCCATATTAGAATGCTCCCGGCGTAAAGCCGCCCGCCTGCTGCATGGACGGCGCGCCCAGCGGATCGAGGAACTCGTCCAGATCATTGGTTTTGCGGTCTGCGCCGGTCTTGTCCTTGTAAGTACGCTTGGTGATGCGGCAGCGGCCGGTCTTGCCGGTGACTGCCGCCCAGTTCATACGCAGCTTTTCGCCGTGCTGGCGCAGACCGATGCTTGTAAAGAACTGGCACAGCTTCCACTCAAAGCGCTTGAGCAAAAACAGGTTGACGTTCATCTCGCTCTCGCCGTCCGGCGCATCCACACGCAGGTGCAGGATAGCCTGATTGCACGGCGCTACCTTTTCGCTGCCGGCGTAGCGGGCACGCTCAAAGCCCAGTACGGTAAACGGGTACTCGCCCGGCTCGAGCACACGGCGCGGACTGCCCTCGTTTTCGATTTCGTCTTCCCAGCCGAGCTCCTGATCCAGAATGTTGTCGTTCATAATAATTGTCCTCCTTGATTAAAACGGAATGTCCTTGCGCTCTTTCAGAATGACCTGATAGAGCTGATCCCACGCACCGATCAGGCAGCCGTTTACGAAATCCGCCGGATAGTCGGTGATCTCCATGCCGAGCGGGAAATATCCCTTGGCGGAAACGGCGGTCTGAATATCGGTCGCGGTGACGTTGTTGGCCTGCATCAGGTCGCGCAGCGCCTGCGGGATACCTGCCGGAATGTCCGGCACGGTGCCGTCCGGTTTCGCCGGTTCGCTTACTGCCGCCTGTGCGGGTGCATCGGAAACGTCCTTACACTTATCCGGCGTTTCGTCCGCAGAATTGACCACAAACGGTTCATTCGGTTCAGTAATTGACCGAATATTTTTTTCGTCCCCGATGATATGGGCGATTCCGGCATAATCGAACGGCATCTCGCCCGGCAGGCCGAAGCGGTTCTTGGCATCCCAGCACGGGTGATGGGTGGTATACATCCGGCGCTCGCCGCCCTGCCCCTTGGTCTTGCCGTTCTCGGTCTTGACGGCGAACGTCTTGTAGTTGGCGAACAGCACCATGTCCGCCCACTCCTTGACGAGCGGCGCGGTCTTGGCGGACAGCTTCATCTCCCAGCGGTCGTATGCGCCGAGCTCGTCCGGCTGCTCAAATTTCCGCATCTTGGCGTGCGCCGTCACGACTACGTTCACGCCGCGCTCGACCAGCTCATTGAGCGTATTCAGCAGGCTGCCGAACTCCTCCATCAGATAGGTGTAGCCCTTGCCGTAGCCGAACTCCTCGATGCTCTTTTTCTGTGCCTTGTCGCAGACGTAGCGGCTGCACAGCAGCTCCGCCCAGTCCATCGTGTCGATGATGAGCGTGCCGCACAGGCTCGGGTCGGTAATGCACTCCTTGACCAGACCGAGCAGCATGACCCAGCTGGTCGGCTTAGGCGTGCGGGCGACGTCCATGTGCTTGGTGCCGCCCTCGGTGTCGATGAACAGCGGATTCGGGAACTGTGCGGCAAACGTAGACTTGCCGATGCCCTCCGGACCGTACACGACAACCTTGAGCGCGGTCTTCTGTTTTCCGCGAATGATCTGCATTAAAATGCACCTGCTTTCCATGTATTCTGCGGCTCGTCAGGTAAAGGCTGTTCCTCGCCCTGCACATAGCCGTCCTCGATGATGATGGAGCACTCGTCGCCGGTCGAAACGCGCGTTGCGATGGCCTGTAAGCCCTCGCTCTCCAGCCACGCGCCGAACTCACGCAGCGTGCCGAGGTCCATCTGCTCCAGCTTGTCCAGCAGCACGAAGCCGCACTGCGGTTTCAGACAGCGCACAATAGCGGTCGCCACCCGCAGCTGCTCACTGCCGGACATATTATCCCATTTCTGGCCGTGATAGGTCAGTGCGCCGTCCGCAACACCGAGGCCCTCCATCGGCAGCTTGGCGCCGTCCAGCAGGGCGCGCTTGTCCTCGCGGAGCTGTTCAATTTCGGCGGTCAGGCTGTCATACTGCTGCTGATAGGCGCGTGCATCCTCCTCGGCCTTTTTGCGGTTGAGGTTGTCGCGCACCTTGGCGTTGATGGTTTCGATGTCGGCAATGCTGCGCTCCAGCTCCTCGGTGCTCTCGTCCACCAGCTGCTCGGCGGTCTTGTGTGCGGTGGCAAGGTCAGCCGTCTTGGCGATGAGTTCGTCCTCGGCGGTTTGCAGCTGACGGTGCAGCTCATCCACACGCGCGGTCAGTGTGCTCACCTGCTGCTCGAGCAGGCTTGCCATCGCCCGCTTGCTCTGGTTCTCGCCGTTGCGGGCAAGGATTGCCTGCTGCTGACGAATGAGGTCACTTGCGGAGATGAGTTCGTCCGGTGCATCCGGCCAGTACGGCTGCTCTTTCGCGTACTTGGCTTTCTGGTCGGCAATGCGGCCAATGGCAAGGCGCTCGTTGTACTGCTCCTGCTCTTTGCGTTCCAGTGCGGCAAGCTGTTCGCCCACGCCAATGATGCGGAGCAATGTGTCCGCCTTTTCGCGGTCGCTCGCCTGCATAAAGCGCGGCAGATCGAGTGCAAGCTGCTCGATAAAGGCGTTCAGCAGCTGCTGTCCGGCCTTGCTGCCCGATGGATCGATGACCTTGAGGTCGCTGTTCTTGCCGCGGCGCTCGACGATCAGGCCGTTGGACAGCGTGACCTTGATGTGAGGTGGAATGGTGCTGCCCTCACGGGTAGCCATGGACGGACGGAAGCGGTCGCCGCCGAGCGCCCACGCAATCGTGTCCAGCAGCGAGGTCTTGCCCTGGTTGTTGTTCCCGCCGATGATGGTCAGGCCGGTTGCGCTCGGATGCAGCTGCACCGCACGTACGCGCTTGACGTTCTCCGCCTCGAGCGAGGTAATCTTGATGGGGTCGGTCATGTTACATCTCCTCCAGCAAAGCCTTGATAACGTCCTTGGAAGCGCCGCAGCGGATTGCGTTGGCAACATCCTCGCTGGTCAGCTTGCCCGCACGGACGATGGATGCGTTGACAATAACGCCGTCACAGCTGTCCTCGAGCCACATCGGCGAATTCTCGCTCGTTACGAACTGAGTGAACATCTTGCGGAACGCCTGCGCGGCGCGCTTGTCCTGTGTACCAATCTGCAGATACGCACTGCCGATTGCATTGACCAGTTCGGAAACAATCGCTTTCATGTTGCCCGCCAGCTCTACACTCGCCTCAACGTGGTCACCTTTTACGTTGCTGATAATCTTTACCATTGAAATTCTCCTAACTTCATGCTATTATGTGGTTGAATATATTTTTCTTTGCCGCTGATCGGGATTGCCGTCCTGACAGCGGCGTTTTTCATGCGCGTACTTCGTCATACGCGATGACGGCCACGATCTGACAGACCGATTCCTCGGTGTTCGGGTGCTGCTCGATGATGTACGACAGCTTGCGGATTTCCTGCTCGATGACCGACAAAGCCGTGCGCCAGCAGGCAGCCATCCTGTTAAAGTCGTCCACCCGGCCGACCACGTTGTCGAACGCCGTGAAGATCATGCGATCGAAGGCTTCATCGGACACATATAATTTAGGCACCGGAGCGGCAACAAGTATGTCCTCATCGTCCGGCGGTTCAGTCGTCGGCGGTTCTTCGACCTGCTCCGGCTCCTTGCTGCCGGTCCGCTGGCGTGCTGCCATGGCGGCCAGCTTGGTGATGACCTTATCGCTCGACACGCCCAGCGCCTCCGCGATCTCGTTCGCAGACTTGCCCTCGTCGCGCAGCGTTGCCAGCTGCTCGAGCTGTTCATCTGTCCAGCGGAAGTACGGGCGCTTGCTCGGCCGCGGCTTGCGGTGCGGACTGTCGAACTCGGATGCGACCGAGGCGAGAGTTTCTGCGAAATTGTTGTTAGACATAGGGTTTCATCTCCTTTTTCATTCCGTGCCGACACCCTCGGCCATGAACTTCTCGAACGCGGCCTTGGGAATGATAAAGTGCATACGCCCGCTCGGCTGACGGTACGCGATGCCAAACGGCACCTGCTTGGTGCGGATCAGGTTGCGCAGCGAGTTAGGGTTCATGCCCAGACGTTGTGCGCATTCTTTTGCGGTGTAGGTTTCACGCTTGTCCGTCATGTGAATTCTCCTCTC